TAAAAATTGGGATACCAAAACTTGTCTTTGGTCAGGTATGACTTTCTTTGCGTTATTGACGTTAAGTTTAGTCATGCTTAAAGCTGATAAGGAATACGTTATGACCTCATTCGGCTTGACAGGACAATTAGTTGCTAGTTTAATGACTTACGTGAATTCCAATAAACCAACGCCTAATTCAATTGTAGAAGTAACACCGATAACACCAACAAACGAGAAAAAGTAAACAACTTAAAAAATAAAAAAAAACAAAAGGAGAATAAAATAAAATGGTAACTAATAGAATCATTATGAGCACAATATTATCTACGATGCTTTTATTTAATATATCCTGCGGTTATAAGGATATAGTTAAAGCGGATAACGATTTTGCGAAGAGTATGGCCACAGTACAAACCATCACTATGGCGGCGTACAATAGTCAACCACAACTTTTAAATCGAGAGTTAAAGAATAATATAATCGGTGTATGTTTAAAGGTGGATATTGCAGGAAAGCAAATACATCAAGTTATCGTATCGACGAATAAGATGAGTGCGGAAGATCGTACAAAAGTACTTGCACTTACGCAAACCATTATTAACACACTCGATCCGAAGGAGTTGGAGTTTATAAGTGGTATAAAGGATGAAAAAACAAAGTCGGAGATTGAATTAGGCTTTACGTTGGCAAGAACAGCAATAACCACGATGAGGATTATCTTATCGAAGTAAACGTAAAAATAAACATAAATATGAAAGAATGGAGAATACTATAGTAATTGATAAAACAGCAAACACTTTAAATAACATTTCCGCGGCAGTGAATCTAATCATTGTTGCTGGTCCAAGTATTATAAATTTGATTTCTAGCATCGTAAATTCAGATCCAAATAAAACGATCGAAGAAGTGCTAGAGGAATCTGGAATACTGTGGGATGAGAATATCAAAAATGCGGTAGAAGCATTGAAGCAATGAGGTGGTGAAGTAATATAACATCATATTATATAATTGTATGAAAAAGCAAACAATATTATATGTATCAAGAATACGGCAATATAAATTTATGGCGGGTTATACAACCATGAATATTTTTGAAAAGCAGATACAAGAATGTACACCTTTAGCAGTGGAGTTTAAAAGTGCCTTACCAGAAAATGAGATATTAAATAGCGCCACGTCTACAGTGACGGCGAAAGATGTTAATGGTGTGGATAAGAGTAGTACGTTGATTTTTGGTATCGAAGTGATTAATGAGACTATGCTGAAGTGTAAAATTCTTGCGGCGGGAACGGCAGATAATGATTATATGGTTACTTTTAAAGGTGTAACATTACCGAGTGCATATGTTATTGAGGAGAACGTTTTATTACGTATCAGGGATGAGACTCTTGTGTAACGTAACGTAAAAATTGTGATCCCGTAAATAGTTCCGCTGTCTGCCGCAGCGTCGATTTTTATTATTAATAGAAAGAATAAGTTAATAATAGAAATTGAGGTTCTCCACTATTTACGGGATCGCCCAAATCGTTTAAGCAGATTGTTTTACACCACGTTTATTCTTCTTCGAGCTTCCGATAAAACCGCTTTATTTACTTCTTGTTTAATTAATTTAAATACAAACGTTGATAATGGTTTAAAATCAATTTTACCATCGATTTCTAGGCAATCTTCTGGATCAAACAACTCTCTTGTTATATAGCCGTTCGGGTTTAATTGTTTTTCAACTTGTTCCATAAGTTGAATTGTTAACTCGTTTTTTGTTATTCTTTTCACGCTCAGCTTTTTGTTTGATTTTGATTTCGTCATTTTTTTACTTTTTTCCTTTCTCTTTTTTTTATTTTATACAGTTATTTTACTGATGAATTCAGCTAAATCTTTTATGCTGAATGTACCAACCACTGATAAATAATCTTCTGCTGGTTTGTCGTAAACCATACCACTTGTGTCTAAGGTATAACCGTTTTGCTGTTTAAACCACGCAAAAAGTTGTTCTTCTAGTTCCCTTTTTGTTATTAACATTTTATATCAAACCTTCCGTGTAAAAACTTTCCATTTTCATCCCACTTTCTTTAACTTTACTCATACTCATAGTTAATGGTTGTATTATAGTGTGAGGGCATTCCACATTTGCCGCGGCATAGCATGTAATACCAAGATCATGACATCTCTTAAAGAATGATAAATCTTCGCTAAGTGGTAATTTACCACCTTCCTGCTTCGTTACATCAAATGGCCTTTCTCCGAGTTCATTAAGTATTCGATATATCGTCTCACGACTTATCATAAGACATCCAGCACCAGCGGCACCGATTTCGAAAATTTCTGCTTTATTTGGATTATCAAATGATCCCATAAGGACGAAATCGGTGAAATCTTCATTCCACGTGTAAAGAAGAGGAGGATATGGATAAACTTTAATTTGATATATGCCACAAAGGACATTTAGTTTATATTTAGTATATAATCTATACATTCTTGCAAGTAAATCTGGATCTGGAATATGGTCTGCATCTAACATTAAGATCCAGTCGCCTAACATATGTTGACAAAGCTCATTACGAGCTTTTGCGTGATAACTTACTTTACTACGATCATAATGAATATAAGTTCTACCTGGAATCGTAAGATATTCATTTGAATAAAGCGCCATTTGAAGAAATGCAAAAGAAAATTCTTCGAGTATCGCAGGAACTCCTCCAAGGTACACACAAGAACCTAAACACTTTTGTCTTATCAGCATATTAATTAATAACCTCCTCTTTTAAATTAGTCCAACGCACACCGTGTCGATATCCAATATTTAGTATAATCTTTAATTTGTAAATATAACTCGAAACCTTTTTCTTCTTGCATAATATTATACATGCTCCTTTATACTACAAACTGCGCCAAAACCCAAATAATGTGTGGCATCGAACATTTGATAAAGCTCAATTTTTAATCCGCTTTCTTCAATGATTTGTAGAAATTCATTCTCATTAATATACCTATGAAAATGCGATACACCGTTTTTGTATGCGGAATTTACGTCTAGTGTTGGATTTTGCTCCTCTTTAGAGCGTTTATCGGAGGGGCATGTTATGATGATACGAGCATCCTCATTAGACTTCAAAACTTCACGCGCGTTTTTTAATATTTTGATTGCATCTTCATGGCTTAAATGTTCAATCAGGTCACCAACTATAATAGTATCAAATTTTGTACACGTCTCTTGTTGTTCGTCAACAAAATACGATTGTATATTATTACGCGCATCTCCAATAACATCAACGTTATTCTTTTCGTTCTGCGTTACATCAAAATTTACTGCGTCCCTTAAACCTTTGAAATCGCTTGAATCATCATCACATCCAATATTAAGAATATCACCAAATGCATACTTCTGTTGAAATGCATACTGGCTATAAAAATATCTACAATCCGGCTGAAAAATCCATGACTCAAACTGATCTATAATTCTTTCCCAATTAAATCTTACAAGTGCTTCAATCTTCATATTCTTTGTAATTCGATCTCTTAATCCCTCATCATTACAAAGTCTTATAATTTCTCCAGCGAATCTGTTTATCGTGAGTTTATCTTCGATACTTCCTTCCACAAAAATCCCGTTCATAACATTTTCTGCTAATGCCCATACCGGACTTACAACTGGAATAACACCACAAGCTTGTGCTTCCATACAACTAATACACGATGTTTCTGTGAAATTTATAGGATAACACCATATACCGCTTTTCATCCATTCGATGAGTAATTCATAT